ATCCATTTATTATTTTAAGAATAAAAGTTAATTTAATAATGAAAAATGAAAAAATTATAGAGCATGGAATGCATACTGATTTTCCTGAAAAAGTAAAAGATTGTAAAATAACTACAGGGATTTTATATATAAATAATAATAATGGGTATACAAAATTTGAAAATGGAAAAAAAATATTAAGCGAAGAAAATAAATTTATAGAATTTAATGAAAGATTAAGGCATACAGGAACTAACTGTACGGATGAACTTTTTAGAATAGTAATTAATTTTAATTATATTAAAAAAAATGAAAGAAATTAAAAATTTTTTACCTAAAGAACAATTTAAAGAATTGCAAAATTTAATATTTGATAAGGACTTTCCATGGAGAATTAGAAACCAAATGACTCCTGATGATGACAATTATTATTTTACGTATAATTTTTACAATAATTTTTATCATAGTTCTGAATATTATTTTAATTACATAATACCAATTTTAACAAGATTAAATTGTAAAGCACCAATAGAAATAAGATCAAATATGGTTATTAATAAACTTTTTGAAAAAAGTGGGTGGCACACAGATTATAAATATAAATCAACAACAGCTATTCTGTATTTAAATACTTGTAATGGTGGCACTGAATTTAAGATTAATAATGAAATAAAATTTGTTAATGCTGAAGAAAATAAAATTATAATTTCTCCATGTAATATAAAGCATAGAGCTTGTACATCAACAGATAGCGACAGAAGATATATAATTAATTTTAATTATTTTTAATATGAATCTAAGTAAAAGTTTTACATTAAATGAATTAACAAAGTCACAAGAAGCTTTAAGACTTGGTATAGATAATACACCAAGTGATGAGCATATATTAAATTTAAAAATACTTTGTGAAAATATACTACAACCTATAAGAGACTTTTATGGTATGCCATTGTCCGTGAGCTCTGGATATCGGTCCGCGAAACTTTGTGAAGCTGTAGGTTCTTCATCTAAAAGTCAGCATACTAAAGGTCAAGCAGCAGATTTTGAGATATTTGGTATAGCTAACAAAGAATTAGCTGATTGGATTACATCTAATCTTGAATATGATCAATGTATATTAGAATTTTGGAATGAGAGTGAACCTAATTCTGGATGGGTACATTGCAGTTATTCAACAATTGGTAATAGGAAGCAGTACTTGAAGGCACAGAAGGTAAGTGGTAAAATTGTCTATTCACCAATGGAGTAGAAATGCCAATAGGAAGATCACAAATACCACAACAAATAGAAGGCAAAATACGAGGTGCAAAGCCATCAAGAGCTATGCTTAAATCTAAAAGAAGAAAGAAAAAATAATGGGTAAACTTTGCCCAAGAGGAAAAGCTGCGGCTAAAGCAAAATTTAAAGTGTACCCGAGCGCGTACGCGAACATGTATGCGAGCGCAGTATGTTCAGGTAAAATTGTACCTGGTGGTAAAAAAAAGAAAATGAGTGGTGGCAGTATTTCACAAGAAAGAAAAGCAGTATCTAACTATAAACAAGGTGGAGTTGCTAAAGGTTGTGGAGCTGTAATGGAAAATAGAAGAAAAAAAACTAAAAAATATTAATATGAGTTTACGTAAATGGGTTGCAGAAAAATGGGTAGATATTGGAACTAAACGTAAAGATGGTTCCTTCGCTCCTTGTGGAAGATCTGGAGGAGAAAAAAGAAAAGGATACCCAAAATGTGTTCCTTTAGCTAAAGCTAGATCAATGTCAGAAGGTCAAAGACGTTCTGCAGTTGCAAGAAAAAGAGCAGCAGGAAACACTGGTCCTAAACCTACAAATGTTAAAACATTTGCAAGTGAAGGTGCTTACATAGGTAAATTTATAAGTGGAGAGTTTGATGGAGTAAAACATTCAAATGAATCTAAAGTAGATTATTATGGAGATTTATTAAAATAATGGTTAAGCCTAAGATAATTTTAGATATAGCAGAAAAAGCTTTTCCCAAAGCATCTCAAAAAGTTAAAACTTTTTTTAAAAAAACATATGATGATATGCGTATTGATATGTCAGAAGATTCTGCATTTGAAGCAGCTAAAAAAGAAACAAGAGATAAAATTAAGATAGAACCAGAGACTAAATTTAAAGGTGGTTCTATTAAAAAGAAAGTTAATAAAATGTTTGTTGGAGGAATACCAGATCCTAGCACAATCGTATCCAAACTTTCAGCAGCTTCACCACAAGATTATATTGACTATAAAACCAATACTGGAAGCCAAACTTCTGCAGAACCCGAAGAAAGAACTGGATATAAAGCAACAGAATTTAAGACTACAGTAGAGGAAAAACCAACAGAAAAAAGTAAAGGTGGTTTAATTTATTCTAAACCACATCAGAAAAAATACTACGGAGATTTAATATAAATGGCTACATCAGGATTAACAACATTTAATTTATCTATTGATGAGATTATAGAAGAATCTTATGAAAGAATAGGTATTAGATCTAATTCTGGCTATGACATTAAATCAGCTAGAAGAAGTCTAAATATATTGTTTTCTGAATGGGGTAATAGAGGAGTTCATCTTTGGAAAGTTAAATTATTTGATCAAACATTAACAACAGGTCAAGCAGAGTATACTACACCTAGTGATTGTAGTGATGTTTTAGAAGCTTATGTGTCTACTTCTGGTGGTACACCAGGTGAATCTACAAGCGATTTATCTTTAACTAAAATAGATAGATCTATGTACGCTTCTTTACCTAATAAAGGGCAAACTGGTCAACCTTCTCAATACTATGTGGATAGACAAGTAGATCCTATTATTTATCTTTATCAAGTTCCAAATAGAATTCAATATACACATTTAAAATATTATTACATTTCAAGAATTGAAGATGCAGGTGCTTACACTAATGATGCTAATCTTCCTTATAGATTTATACCATGTATGGTTTCAGGACTTGCTTATTATCTAGCACAAAAAAGATCACCTGAAAGAATTGATTTATTAAAAATGGCTTATGAAGATGAAATGAAACGAGCTTTGGATGAAGATGGACAAAGAACTAGTTTATACATATCGCCACAAACTTATTTTCCACAAGGATAATTTATGCCAGTATTTGCTAAAGGTAAAAGATCATTATCAATATCAGATAGATCTGGTATGCAATTTCCTTATCTTGAAATGGTTAGAGAATGGAATGGATCATGGGTGCATTTTTCAGAATTTGAAGCAAAGCAACCACAGTTAGATATTAGGTCTCCAGGTGGAGATGCTCAGGCATTACAATTCACAAGACCAGATGTAAGACCTGGTGGTGGTTGTGATGTATTATTAGATTTATATTATTGGCCAGGACAATATGTTTCAAATGGAATGCAGCCAGGTATAAGTGGAGATATTATTAATACAAGAAGAGCAGCTTACACAGGTGTAGGTGAAGTAACTATTGACATAACATAAAATGACATACGCAGAGTTAGTACAAAAAATTAGAGATTATACAGAAGTAGGTTCTGAAGTTTTAACATCTACTATTGTAAATGGTTTTATTAGAGATGCTGAATTTAAAATATTTAGAGAAGCAGATGCAGACTACGCGCGCGAGTACGCGACATCTACATTTACAGCTAACAATAAATATTTAGCATTACCTAATTCTTCTGGCTCATCTGGTACAAATACAGATAGAAGAGCATTAATTGTTCGTTCTGTTGTTGCTACAAATACATCAGGTATCCAAGTTTCGTTGGAACCGAGAGATGACACATTTATAACAGAATATAATTCATCGGGATCTGTTGGTTTTCCTAAGTATTATGCTACATTTAGAGAAAACGCTATTGAAGTAGCTCCTACACCAAGTTCAGCTTTTAGAGTAGAATTAGATTATATCTACACTCCGGATGGTTTAAGTCCGACAAATACAGAAACTTATATTTCTGTTAATGCACCAGAATTATTATTATATGCTTGTTTAGTAGAAGCTTTTGCATATTTAAAAGGACCCATGGATATGTACAAACTGTATCAAGAGAAGTATAATATGGCATTACAAGGATTTACGTTAGAACAAACAGGTCGAAGACGTAGAGACGAGTATCAAGATGGAACGTTACGAATTAAAGTACCGTCACCATCACCATAATAAATTTATAGGAGAATAATTATGACATTAAGTATAGATCAAGCGGTTTGCAATAGTTTTAAAGCACAACTGTTAGACGGAGATCACGATTTTACTGCAACGACTGGAGATGTGTTTAAATTAGCACTTTATCAATCAAACGCAGTATTAAATGCAACAACTACAGTTTTCACTTCAACAAATGAAGTTGGAAATACTGGAACATATGCTTCTGGTGGTGGAGTGTTGCAAGGACAAACAGTTTCATTAGATGGTTCAGTAGGAATAGTAGATTTCGCAGATTTATCTTTTACAGGAGTTACACTAAGTGCATTGGGTGCAGTAATTTATAATAC